TGGAAGAGCTACCTTTAGCTGTTCACAGAGGCTCCTGCGTGTGGTTCGAAGTGCCTAACGGCAAGACTGCCGGTATGGCTGGTGTAGGACCAAATGGAGAAGTATGGATGTTATGTACTCCTGCTATCTTAGAGTATCCTATTACCTTTGCAAGAGAAGCTAAGAGATTTATAGAAAGTAGAGAGGAAGATGTCCTCTGGAATGTAGTAGATAAACGTAACAAGGTCCACTTAAAACTACTCAAATTTTTAGGGTTTGAATTTTTGGAAGAAATTTCTTACGGCCCTAACCAATTGCCCTTTATAGAATTTTGCCGTGTGTGCTCCAGATCCCAATAGGGGAATAAGAATGCAAGCCAAGATTGAGAAGCAGAAGAAGGATACCCAGTATGCCTCAGAATCTCTCAAATATTGGAACAGAGAAACCTCTTACACTAGAGGTAAACATAGAATAGGTACAGGCTTGAGTAGAGCACAGAGTGATGTTTACTCAAGAGCTATGGCTACCTTAGGTACAGCCAGAAAGTATGAAGAAGGTTATGCTAAACAACGCTTTGGGGTGCAAAGACACTCTGATGAGACTGGTGTATCCTATTCTAGTAGAAGAAACTTAGGTAAGTATCAAGAGCTTTTAGCTAAACAAGCTCAAATAGAAAGCAGTATAAATAATACATTTGGTCAGAATTGGGATACCTTACAACAAGGTGTCATTAGACAACATCAGAAGCATCAAGCTGGAAACAGAGAAGCTCTTGGTGTAAGACCTGAATATGGTATGCCTGTAATGATGCCACCTAAGGATAAAGCTGGACAGAACTGGGCTAATATACAATTAGCTTTACAAATTGCTGGCGCAGGTATGAGCGCTGCATCATTAGGAGCTGGTGGTGCTGGTGGTGCTGGTGGTGCTGGCAGTGATATTAGATTAAAAGAAAATATAGATCAAGTTGGTATATCCCCATCAGGTCATAAGGTCTATGAATGGACATATAAATCAGCTCCTAATTCACGTTACCGTGGTGTTATAGCACAAGAGGTAATGAAGATAGATCCTATGGCTGTTACTATACAGGGAGATAATATGCTTGGTGTCTTCTATGATAAAATTGACGTTGATATGGAGTTATTATCATGACATCATCTTATTATGCAGGGTTAGGTAAAGCCGCCGTCGGCTTACCTGATATCTCTAAGACAAACTATATGCAGACTGAGCCCGATATGGTTGGTTCAGTCAATACGGAAATTGATAGAGTTCAAGATTTAGACGATAAATATTTTAATGATCTAATAAGTTATTATAATCATGAGTTAGAAAAGAAAACACCAGGTGAACAAGCAGTTAAGACACTGACTCAGTTCACAAAGATGGCACCTCAATTCCTTGAGGATAAAAAGAAAGTTGATAAGTGGTTTGAATTTCGGAAAGAGTATAAAAAGTTTTCTGATCTTCGGTTTAGTGACAAAGCTTTAAATGCCATGAAAGATGGCAAGATACAAAGAAGTTGGATTCTACAAGATCCTGTTGTTCGCAAATATGCGGAAGTAGAACCTGAGATGAATGATCATCAAAGGACGATGTTTGCCCAAGCTAAAATAGCATTAGCTAAAGGAGATGTCAGTGAAGCAAGAAAACTCTTCAAGGGATTAAATGAGGCATTTGTAGGTCAAATTGATGTTGATAGAACTTCTATAAGTTTGCTTGGTAAACATGAGACTGTTTACAGACCTTTAGCTGAAGCTGGTATGAAGGTGTGGATACCATGGCTCAACGATGGTAAAGGAGATTACAGAACTTATAATGAGGTTCTTCTTCAAGAAAGAGAAAGATTGTATATTGATCAAGTAATAGATTCATACTTTGCATTCCGACATGAAGATGTATTCCGTGGTAGACAGGGTAAATTTAAAAGTGAATTTGTAACGAAATTACTGGAGAGAGAAAAGGCTCGTACATTAAAAACTACTACAACTCAAACTAAAGCCATAGTAGATGATGCAAATAAAAGCCGTGGTCAAGATCTTCACCAGAGAATCAAGATAGACAAGGGTTACCTACCAAAATTTATAAATATTTATAGTGGTCAGTTTTCTGATAATTATAATAATCCTTCTAAAAGGATATCGATGAACCTCGCTAGAAACGATGCTTTTCGTCTCTTAGGTGACCTTGTAACGGATGATCCTAGTTCAATACCTGATGTCGAAGCCCAACTTGTAGAGCCGTTCCAAGCTTTTGATGGTCAAATAACAACAGCGGAGAAATTATGGGAACCACAAGTCGCTGCATTACGTAAGAAAATAAAAGAGTCGCGTACTGCAGAAACTGAGGCTAGAGCTAATGAGAAAATTGCTGATGATGAAAGTGCAGTCCAAGTCTTATTACAGAAAGCGGATAAGAAGGCGGAATCGGGAACACCTTGGACAGCTAAAGAAAGGATGGATGAAATAACAAATTACATGAGGTCTGCTGGTATAACTGATCCTCAAAAGGTTCCTGATAGAATAAAAAGGATAGCTTATGCAGGTAAAGAGTTAGATGAAGATATAGATTACAGACTACAGACTCGTCTAGATAGAGGAGAGGAGATTACATACGCTGATTTAGGCGCTATATCTGATCCTATTATGCTAGATAAATGGCGTAAAGCTATTGTTGATAATGCAGGTGCTGGCTTAAATTATGATCAAGTAACAAATGCTAAAGGTGCTATCAATGCTGAGATACTTAATCGCCTAAATATTAAAGATATCACTAAAGCTAAAGGTAATCCTATATATGAAGCTAATAAAGAGAATGCATACGATGCATACCTAGCTGAATGGAATAGAGTTAAAAGAGCACAACCAGGTATATCTGATAGAGATGCACATAGAGCAGCTATGGATAAAGTAAGTGCTGGTGTAAATAAACTAGTACCAGGTAGCCAAGTAGACTATATATGGGATAAGCGTTTAGGTATAGGTTTAAATCAGGATCTGAAAACTGATGTCAACTCAGCAAGAACGCAAATAAGAGATGATAATAGTTTACTATTAAGTGAAACGCCATTAGATGGTGAAGCGCCATATTTAGAACAAGCTGTTAAATACATTAATACAACTAATGCAGGATTGCCTGGACAACTGCCAACTTATTACCGTATGCTGGCTAAAAATTTACCTGGAAAATATGGTGATCCTCAATTATTAATGAGAGCTAGGCTAGAAGCAAATGGTCTTTTAAAAGGTAATGAGATTAGTATACCTGAATATGATAACTTACCTGAATCACAAGCTATAAACCTTACTGTTAATCCTACCTCTTGTAAGACCTATGTACAAATGCAGAACATAGCTGCAAGTGGTGAAGATATAGGATGGATGTTAGATATCATTCAAGATCCCACTGCTGTAAAAGAAGGTGGTCATGACTATGTTGTTGGTCCTAATATAGATCAAGGCAAAGATGCTCATTTACCAAAACCACTTACTGAACATACTATTGGTGAAGTGTTAGAACTAGTTAATTCAGGTCATACTGATTTAGGTATCTATGCTATAACAGGATCTGGATTTAAAGCTATTGTTGAAGCTAATCAGGTACCTCTTGATATACCTTTCAATAAACAAACTCAAGATCTATTTGTACTTGGTAGACTGAGACAAAAAGCTCAACAGTCTCAAAATTATACTACACAACAAGATGCCTATAGAAGATTAGTAAACATTAGACCTGAAGATAATGAAGAATTCCTAAAAATAGTTGGGGACTTACCGCCTTTCTTACAGCTATCGAATATGATTCCTATTTGTTCTACGGAACTAGTGAATCAAACACTACAAAGGTAAAGAAATGCCAATAGATCCAAACTCAATAGAAGTTGATACTGAAGCGTTACAAGAAGCTATTGATCAAACAGAAGCTGATTTCGCTGTACCTGAAGCTGTTCAAGCTCAACAGGAAATAAATCAACAACAACAACAAGCATTAAATCAAGAACAACTTGAAATTGATGACCCAAGAAATAAAGAAAATTGGGGTGTCGCAGGAGTAGCAAAGGAGCTACAATCAGTTCTATCAGGTGGTCTTCAAGATACTGCTTCATCTATTGCTACTTTCCCAGAACGCACAGCAGATGCGTTAAGTGGAGAGATGCAGAAAGAGAAGAAAGAGAAAGGCTACTACAGACCTGATTGGCATCCTTTTACTGACTACGAGAATCCAATAATCACAAAAACATGGTGGGGTAAATTAGCTAGGGGTGTAGTACATTTCGGTTCATTAGCCGCTGCTATTATCCCTGCAGCTAAATTTACAGCCGCTAGAATGGGCATCACAACTGCTGGTACTCTTGCAGCAAATAGCTTTGTAAGAGCAGCAGGCGTAGGTGCGGTATCCGACTTGGTATCTAAGGAATCAGACGGGCATAACGCACTTGGAACACTAAGAGATCAATATGGCTTTATAGATACACCTATATCTACTAGAGATTCTGACCATCCTATTATGATGAAAATGAAAAACATCATGGAAGGTATGGGAATCGGTACTGTCTTTGACGGTGCATGGTACCTCGTAGGAAAAGGTAGTAAAAATGTTAAAGCCAAGATTGTAGCAAGAAACCAGAATATTGAAGATCAAGTTAATGAATCAGGACTAGCTCAACTCCGTAGAGGAGAGACTGAGTTCCGTGCTGATAAAAATAAACCTGTTGCTGAACCACACCAAGGTGCTCACACCTCACAACAAGAACCCTGGGATGCATTTGAAACAGAAGCACGCAGAAGGAAAGAATGGGGTGCTGAAGAAGGTTCTACAGGTAATGTGACAACAGCTGCCCAACGTGAAGTTATAGCAAGAGAAGCTGGTGTAACAGCAGAACTTGTAGAAGATGTTTTAAGAAGACTACTCAGTAACGATAGATATAATGAAGTAGTTCAGATGGTCAGAAAGAATAGGAAGACCTTACTTGAGGTATTTGGTGATTCAATCTTAGCACACCAGCGTATTACTAATGGTAGAAATGCTGTAGATTTAGATCCAATGGAATATCTAAAAGAGGTGTTTGAAACATCCGATAGATATGATATAACTGATGGATCTGGTAAAAAGATTGATACTTTAGAGACTCTAACTAGTAAGAATGTTGTTGTAACTGATTTAATTGTTGGAACATTACTACATCAACTTAGAGATCTCGGTATAGCTGGTAGAGAATTAGAAAAATATGTAACCCTTACAGATGTAGACGGTCCTGCTAAGCAAGTAATCGATACTATGCTTGTTGCTTTAACTGAAACTAAGCGAGCTAGAATTGTTAAGTCTGCAAACTTTAGAGAATTAGGTGCTGGTAAACAGCGAAGCTATTTAAGTGAAACTTTAAGTAAAGAGATGGCTGATACTAAAGATGCCATCATGACTGTACTTAAGATCGCTAAAGAAGATGCTGATCCTAATCTACTGAATGCTCTATTTGAAATGTTCTCTTCTATGAAAACTGTTCATAGTTTAGATGATATGGATAATTGGGCTAGAAAGATGATCAAAGGTGGTAAAATAGACCCTAATGGGCCAGATAGAACTGGTGCATTTATTAGAGAATTAGAAGGTGTAATGATACATGGCATCCTCAGTGGCCCTAAGACACCAATGAGAGCTATTTTAGGTACAAGTACAGCTACATTCCTTAGACCATTGTCTCAGTTTGTAGGTGCTACAATGAGCTACCCTTTTACTAAGGATAGTGCTACTATAAGAGCTGGACTTGCATCATTGAATGCTATGATGGAAGCTATACCTGAATCCTTTGAATTATTTAAAACTAAATTAAACTCATACATGAGTGGTGATGTAGCTAGTCTTAAATCTAGATACTATGAATATACAAGAAACGATGATAACTGGGAGATTCTAAGACGCTGGGCTGAAGATAGTGGTAGAGCTACAGATGGAGAAAGAGCTATGTTTGGTATGGCTAACATGGCTAGAAACATGAATAACTCTGGATTCTTTGCTTACTCTACTAAAATTATGGCTGCTACTGATGATGCCTTTGGGTATATATTAGGTAGAGCTAAGGCTAGAGAAAAGGCTATGCGTTCTGTTTTAGATATACAAGCTTCTGGAGGTAAATTACCTGATATTACACCAAGCTTAATGAGAGCTTATGAACAAGATTTCTACGGACAGATATGGGATGGCGATGGTAATATAATTGATGAAGCTGTTAAATACGCTAAACGAGAAGTAACACTTACACAAGAACTAACTGGATTTTCAAAAGGATTAAATGACGTATTTACTGCTCATCCACTGGCAAAACCTTTCTTTCTCTTTGCACGAACTGGTGTTAATGGGCTTAAGTTAACTGCTAAACATACACCTGGTTTTAACTTCTTAGTTAAAGAATTTAATGAGATAGCATTTGCTAGACCTGATAACTTAGAAGCAGTAGCTAAATATGGTATTACAACTCCTGCTGAATTAGCTAATGCACAAGCATTACAAGTTGGACGTTTAGGTATTGGTTCAGCTATGGTTAGCATAGCAGGCTATGCTTACATGAATGGTAAGCTTACAGGTAATGGACCTATTGATAGACAGAAACGCCAGATGTGGATTGATGGGGGATATAGACCAAGGCAATTCCAATTAGGAGATATATGGTTTGGTTATGATTCTATAGAACCATTCAATATGATTATGTCTACTATTGCTGATATCGGTGATGCTAGTATGTTGATGGGTTCAGAATGGACTGAAAATGAACTACAGAAAGTAGCACTTGTGATGGCTCAAGCTGTAACAAGTAAATCATACCTTGCTGGTATGCAGCAGTTTGTCGATTTATTTAGTGGTAAGCCTGGACAGCAGAATAGGATTATAGCAAATTTAATGAACAATGCTCCTATACCTTTAGCTGGTTTAAGAAATGAAATAGGTAAATTATTTGTACCTCATATGCGTGAGCTGAATACAGGTATAATAGATGCATTAAGAAATAGAAACTTAACTTCTGAACTTCTACCTGGTCCTGATCTACCTATTAAATATGATATTTTAAATGGCAGACCTGTTAGAGATTGGGATTTCTTAACTAGAGCATTTAACATGTTTAGTCCTATTGCTCTGAATTTAGACCATAGTGATGGTAGGAAGTTCTTATTTGCAAGTGGATATGATATTCGTATGTCTACTTACTATTCACCTACTGGAGATGATTTATCTGATAGTCCAATTATCCGTTCTTTATTTCAACAAGCTATTGGTCAACAAGGGTTAGAAGCTAAATTAAATAAACTTGCTGAGAATCCTAGAGCCATTGCTTCCTTAGCTGAAATGTATAGGGTTATTAATTCTGGTGAAAGAAGGGATTATGAATCAAGTGATTTCTGGCATAATCAGAAAATAGAACAGTTATTTGAAACCGCTAGAAAAAGGGCTTGGGCATCGATACAAGATGATGATCGCATTCAACGGCTCAAATTCGAACAGAAAGACGCTAAAAGGAAACGAATCAGTAAGCAAGAAGAAACAAGAACACTTTTATCAATATATAAATAATGGCAGTAGAAAGTAACTATACAGGAGATGGTAATGATAAAACATTTGACATTACCTTCCCTTACTTAGAAACCACCGATGTTATAGCATCCTTAGCGGGTGTTACAAAAACACTAGATACAGATTATACTATTTCTGGTTCTGTTTTAACATTCAATACTGCCCCTGGTAATGCTGTTGCTATAAGTATTTTTAGGAATACTAATATTGAAACAGCCCAAGCTATTTATACTGCAGGTTCTTCTGTTAAGGCAGCAGACTTAAACGATAACCAAAATCAAGCATTGTACAAACTTGAAGAAGTAGGTACTGTTACTGCTAGTGATTCAGGCTTAGGTTTAGTTGCAGGTAGTAAAGGTGATATACATGTTAATACAGCAACAGATTGGTATATAAAAGCAGGTGTAGTTGAAAATAGTATGTTAGCTAATTTTACTTTAAATGGTAGTAAATTAGCTGCAGACTGTATAACTGCAGATAAGATCTCTGACGATCAAATTGATTCAGAACATTATGTAGCTGGAAGCATCGATAATGAACACTTAGCAAATAACTCAGTTTCTGCAGATAAGATTCAAGATGCCAGTATTACAGTATCAAAGCTTAGTAGTGCAGCTCAGGCTGGGCTATTAAACCCTATAGGTACTGTTATCTGGTTTGCAGGTTCTAGTGCTCCTAGTGGTTATTTAAAGTGTAATGGTGATACCATACCTAATGGTAGCGGTACTGTACAAAGTATTACACATAATTTTTCAGATTTATATAACGTTGTAGGTGCAACCTTACCTGATTTACGTGGTGAATTCATACGTGGTTGGGATAATAGCAGGGGAGTAGATAGCGGAAGAAACATAGCAACTACTCAAGGTGATGATAATAAGCAACATAACCATACTACATCTATTAGCGGTACACTAACAAGTAACCAAGCTAGTTTAACAGGTTCTGTAGGCGGTGTATCTGAATCTTATGGCTCAGGCGGTACTGCTAGTGGTGTCTTTTCAGGACCATCTGGTTCTACATCTATAGGTGGTACGCCATCTCAACACTCAGACAGCGGTAGTGGTGCAGGTTTTTCATTTGATGGAGGACACCAACACACTGTTCCTACAAGCGGGTTAGGGGTGTCAGTTAATAACACAGGTGGCTCCGAAACCAGACCAAGAAACGTAGCTTTACTCGCATGTATCAAATATTAAAGGAAACTAATGGCAACTTTTAAACAATATAGTCAGACGCTAAACGATGCTTCAGAAGCCTTTAGTATTGATAGCTTTACGTCTGATGAAATCAAAGTAAGAGTAGATGGTGTATTAAAAACAGCCACTACTCATTATAACATAACTAGTTATACTACAAGCGGTGGTACTGTAACATGGACATCAGGTAATGTACCTGCTGAAAATGCTGTAGTACGCATCTACCGTATAACAAACACAAGCTCTGCTAAAGCCACCTATGCAGCGGGATCATCTATTAAGGCTGGTGATCTAAATAATAACCAAACACAATTGCTACGTGCGATTGATGAAGAGAATGATCAGTTAATACAGGGTTGGGATATAGAAGATTCAGCATTTACTGCTGATAAAATAGCTGCAGATGCTATAACAGGAGCCAAGATAGCAGACGATGCTATTGATTCTGAGCACTATACAGACGGTAGTATTGATACAGCACATATTGCTGATTTAAACGTCACTACAGCTAAGATAGCAGCAGATGCTATAACTGGTGCGAAGCTAGCTGACGATGCATGCGACTCAGAACACTACACAGATGGTAGTATTGATGCAGCACACTTAGCTGCTGATGCTATAACAGGTGCTAAAATCGCTGATGATGCTATAGACTCAGAACATTATGTAGATGGATCAATAGATACTGCTCATATAGCTGATAGTCAAATAACATCAGCTAAGATATTAGATGGTACAATTGTCAACGCAGATATTAATGGAAGTGCGCAAATTGCTCATAATAAACTAGCAAACTTAACTGACACTCAAATACTAGTTGGTAACGGTTCTAACGTTCCTACAGGTGTTGCTGTATCAGGTGACGTAACTA